CTATTCGTTCTGCTTTTGAAAAGTGGATGAATTCAATCAACAAAATGACTGATGCAACCGGACTTACAAATCCTGTTGATTATCAAAAGGATGCTATTGTTAAGCAACTGGATCGTGATGGTTCTGTACTTAGATCTTATAAGTTCTGGGATATCTTCCCGACAAATATTTCTACTATTGATCTGAGCTACGAAACGACTGATACTATTCAGGAGTTTACCGTAGAACTTCAGGTTCATTATTGGGAAGCATTTAGAGGAACATCTGCTCAGGCAGGTGGTGAGGACATCAGCTAAATAGTAAAATAACAGTCTAGTCAGTTTATACTATGGCAAAACTTTTTGGTTTTTCTATTGAGGATACAGAGAAAAAATCCAAGACTATAGTTTCCCCCGTCCCCGAAAATAACGAGGACGGGGTTGATAACTATATTAGTAGTGGATTTTATGGTTCGTATGTAGATATTGAAGGACAATATAGAACAGAATTTGATTTAATCAGAAGATACAGAGAAATGTCACTCCATCCAGAATGTGATGGAGCAATCGAAGATGTTGTCAATGAGGCACTCGTTAGTGACCTTTATGATTCTCCCATTGAGATTGAACTTTCCAATCTCAATGCTACTGATAAATTAAAGAAGGTAATTAGAGAAGAATTTAAATATATCAAAGAACTTCTAGATTTCGACAAGAAAGCACACGAAATTTTTAGAAATTGGTATGTAGACGGTCGTTTATATTATCACAAAGTAATCGATCTCAAAAAACCTCAGGAAGGAATCAAGGAACTGAGGTATATTGATCCAATGAAAATGCGGTTTATCCGTCAAGAAAAGAAGAATGATAGAAATATCATTGGACCAAATATTCCTGGTCGTGATGAAGCAAAAAATGGTATTGCACCAGAGATTGAAGAATATTTTCTTTACACACCAAAGCCTGCATATCCATCAAATAACCTAACAGGTGGTGGTGGATCTAAAGGAACTAAGATTGCAAAAGATGCAATCACATATTGTACTTCTGGTTTAGTTGATCGCAATAAAGGAAATGTTCTTTCATATCTTCACAAGGCAATCAAGTCACTCAATCAACTTAGAATGATTGAGGACTCTCTTGTTATCTATAGATTATCGAGAGCACCAGAACGTAGAATATTTTATATCGATGTCGGCAATCTGCCTAAGATTAAGGCAGAACAATATCTTCGTGATGTTATGATGCGTTATCGCAACAAACTTGTGTACGATGCAAACACAGGAGAGGTTCGTGATGATCGCAAATTTATGTCGATGATGGAAGACTTCTGGCTTCCAAGAAGAGAAGGTGGTCGGGGAACAGAGATCACAACTCTTCCTGGTGGACAAAATCTTGGAGAACTTTCTGATATTGAGTATTTCCAAAAGAAACTGTACAGATCATTGGGTGTTCCCGAGTCAAGGATTGCTGCCGATGGTGGTTTCAATCTTGGACGTTCTTCTGAGATTTTGAGAGACGAACTCAAGTTTGCCAAGTTTGTTGGACGTTTAAGAAAAAGATTTGCACAGTTGTTCAGTGATATGCTGAAGACTCAATTGATTCTTAAAAATATTGTAAGCCCAGAAGATTGGGAAAAAATTAGTGATCATATTCAATATGATTTCTTATATGATAATCAGTTTGCAGAACTGAAAGAAACTGAAATGTTGAATGAGAGACTTGGAATTCTTGCAACTATTGAACCTTATATCGGCAAGTACTATTCAACCGAATGGGTTCGTAAAAAAGTTCTTCGTCAAACTGATGGAGAAATCATTGAAATGGATGAGCAAATTGAACAGGAAATCAAAGATGGTATCATTCCAGATCCAAATTCCGTAGATCCAATCACAGGAGAACCGTTACCAACAGAAGGTGAGCAGGGAATGTTGGGAGATGTTCCGATGGAACCAGAAGTAAATGGTGGAATTGCGGATGCTGATGGAAAAGCTGCCGAGATATAAATAGAAAATATAGATATATTAAATTTTCATGGAAGAAATTGTAAATTTGATCGGATCTGATTCTTCAGCATCTGATATTAGTGACAAAATCAAAGATGTTTTGTATGCAAAAGCATCAGAACGTATCAATAATATTCGTCCAACAGTTGGTGCATCCATGTTTGGTGATGAACAACAATCAGAGGATCAAGAATAATGACTAGGACTTTATTAATTGGAACGGAAACCGGATTGGCAGTTACAACAACATTAGGTAATGCCACTGTAGTTCGTGTTTACAATGGTGTTTCTGGAGTTGCTACAGTAAGTATTGCTAAAAGTACTACCACCGGATATGCAAATACGGCATCAGTAACTCTCCCTCAAGGACACGTTGAGTTTTTTGAGAAAGCAGGTGCTGATCAAATTTGGGCATCAGATAATGCTGTAGTTGGATCAAAAGTAGGATTTACTGGATAAACAAATGAAACTTATCACGGAAGAAATTTCAAAAGTAGAATTTGTCGTAGAAGGCAAAGGTGCTGGTAAAAAGATGTACATTGAAGGAGTTTTCCTTCAAGGTGACATCAAAAACCGTAACGGCAGAATGTATCCTATGAGCACTCTTGAAAAAGAGGTTGGTAGATACAATGAAAACTTTATTTCAAAAGGACGTGCTTTAGGTGAACTTGGTCACCCTGATGGACCTACCGTAAACCTTGATCGTGTTTCTCATAAGATTGTTTCTCTCACGAAAGAGGGAACAAACTTTAGAGGAAAGGCACAAATCCTCGACACTCCAATGGGTAAGATTGCAAAATCTCTCATTGATGAAGGTGTTATGCTCGGAGTTTCTTCTCGTGGTGTTGGTTCACTAAGAACTACGAATGAAGGTCATAAAATTGTTGGTGAAGATTTTATGTTAGCAACCGCTGCTGATATCGTTGCCGATCCTTCTGCTCCCGATGCTTTTGTTTCGGGAATTATGGAAGGAAAAGAGTGGGTTTGGGAAGGAGGAATTCTTCGTGAACAACTCGCAGAAAAGACTCAAAGAAGAATTAACACCCTTGTTGATCAAAGAAGACTTGAAGAACATAAACTCCAGTTATGGAATGATTTTCTATCAAATCTTTAATTTATAAATAAATATAGATTAATACAAAAATATCTAATCAAATGTCCGTTGGTAGCAATTTACAAGAAATGGAAAACGTAGTAACCAAAGGTGCTGCTGCAGCTGAACCAATGCAAAAACTGTCCCATTCAACTCCAGGACAGCCTTCTGTAGAGGATCTCGGTGGCCCAACCCCAGAAAACTATAAAGCAGATGACAACTCTGCCAAACTCAAGGAACCTTCAATCGCAACTGTCAAGGACATTGTGAATAGAGGTGCCAAACCTGCTGAAGCCATGCCTAAGGGTATGAAGGAAGAGGAAGAGGTTGAAGGAGAAGTTGTCGAAGAGGAAGAGGAAATCACTGATGAGGTAGTTTCTGAAGAAGAGACTACTGAAGAGGAAGTGGTTGCCGAAGAAGAGGAGTCAATCGAAGCAGAATACAGCATCGAAGAAGATGTTGAAGCACTGCTTGCTGGTGAAGAACTCTCCGAAGAATTCCAAGAAAAGGCACGTACCATTTTTGAAACTGCTATCAAGGCAAAGGTTGCCGAAGTTCAAGAAGAACTGAAGGCACAATATGAAGCAACTCTTGAAGAGGAAGTTTCTATCATTAAGGAAGAACTGACCGATAGAGTTGATGCATATCTTGAGTATGTTGCTGAAGAGTGGATGACCGAAAATCAACTCGCAGTAGAACAAGGACTCAAGACTGAAATGACCGAATCATTCCTTACCGGAATGAGAAGTCTTTTTGAAGAACATTATGTAACTATCCCTGAAGAAAAATATGATGTACTCAATAGTATGGTAGAAAAACTTGATGAGATGGAAGATAAACTCAACGAGCAAATTAAGTCAAATATTGCTCTCAATCAAAGATTAGCCGAGTCGGTTGCTGAAGCAATCTTCTCCGAGGTCTGCGAAGGTCTGGCACTTTCACAGAAGGACAAACTCGCTTCTCTTGCCGAAAATGTTGAGTTTGATAGTGAAGAGAACTATCGTGAGAAACTGGTAACTCTGCGTAAGTCTTACTTCCCAGAGAATGCCGGAGCTCAAAGAGACCAGTCAGAGAATATTTCCGAAAGTTCTGATGTTGAAGCAACGACTTCTGCATCACCTCTTATGGAATCATATCTCACAACTCTGACTAGAGTTTCTAAAAAGTGATTTTTAAATTATAAGTCAAACTAAAACTTTTAAGAGGTAAAATTCAAATGCAAGGTTTCAATGCTGAATACCTGCAGGAGAAGTGGGCACCTATTCTGAATCACGAGGGAGGAATCAAAGATTCCCATCGTAGAATGGTTACCGCAGTTCTCCTGGAGAACCAAGAAAGAGCACTTCGTGAGGAGCGTGAGTTCCTGTCCGAAGCACCAACTAACGCAACCGGTTCATCGGGCGCAACCGCAGGTTTCTCTGCCGATGCTGCTGCCGGTGGTCCTACCGCAGGTTTCGACCCTGTTCTGATCTCCCTGATCAGACGTGCAATGCCTAACCTGGTCGCATATGACCTGGCTGGTGTTCAACCAATGAATGGTCCTACTGGACTGATCTTCGCAATGCGTTCCCGCTACACCAACCAGAGCGGAACCGAAGCACTGTTCGACGAAGCAAATACCGCATTCTCCGGAATCGGCACTAATTCCGGTATTGGAACCGGTTATGTTGCTGGTTCTGACGGAGCATCCGTTGGTTTCGGTACGAATACTCAGAGAGGAGACAACCCAGGTATTCTCGATCCTAATGCTAACAACACTGCCTACACCGTAGGACGTGGCATGAACACCGAGACTGCCGAAGGTCTGGGTGAAGCAGGTAATGACTTCAACCAGATGGCATTCTCGATCGAGAAGGTCACCGTTACTGCTAAGTCAAGAGCACTGAAGGCAGAGTACTCCTTAGAACTCGCACAGGATCTGAAGGCAATCCACGGTCTCAATGCTGAGGCAGAACTCGCAAACATTCTCTCCACAGAGATTCTTGCCGAGATCAACCGTGAAGTCATCAGAACCATCTATAAGGCAGCAGAAGCTGGTGCACAGTCTAACGTTGCTAATGCAGGTACTTTCGACCTCGACGTTGACTCTAACGGACGTTGGAGTGTTGAGAAGTTCAAGGGTCTGATTTTCCAAATCGAGAGAGATGCGAACGCAATCGCACAAAGAACTCGTAGAGGGAAGGGCAACATGATCCTCTGCTCCGCAGACGTTGCCTCCGCACTGACCATGGCAGGAGTTCTCGATTACACCCCTGCACTCAACGCAAACCTGAACGTTGATGACACCGGTAACACCTTCGCAGGTGTCCTTGCTGGTAAGTACAGAGTCT